CCCCGCCGGGTTGGCCCAAGGACGACTGCCTCCGCCCGTTCGCGAAGAATGCTCAAACCTTCAGTCGGCCCGGGTGAAGTCGAGATAGAACTTCATGCCGGGCTCGACCGCGCCGAGCAGTGCCGGGTTGGCGATCGAGAGCGTCAGCTCGCCGGTCGGCGAGAACTTCGCATAGGTGTTGTCCTCGTCGGCGCCGTCGGCCGGATAGGCGCTGGATCTGGCCACGGCGTTGCAGGTGATCCTGTCGGAGCCAGGGAAGCGCTCGACCTTGCTCACCTGCATCTTGGCTCGCATGAAGTGGGGCTTGGACATTGCAGTCTTCTCCTTTGATGCCGGAAACCGCCGGCGCGGATCCTCAATCCTGGTCCTTCGCCGGCGGCGGCAGCGCCAGCTGCCCCAGCGCCTCGACGAAGAAGGCCGCGAACCGGGCCGCGGCCATCGGCGGGAAGACCAGGGAGACCTCCGCCGTCTCGGCGATGATGGAGACGCTGACGACACCATCGCGGGCCCGGGCCGTGGCGAGCTGGACGGTGAGCGGCGGCCGGCTCATCGCGCCGGCGCTCCGGTCTTGGCGGTGACGGCGATCTGGAAGCCGAGCCAGAGGATGCCGAGCACGCCGGCCATCACCGCCAGGATCACCGCTCCGCCCACCTTGGCGGCGGCGCCGTCGAAGGCCTTGCGCCAGCGGCGGATGAAGCGGAAGTCCTCGCGCGCCTCGTCGATCATCTCGGGTTCGTCGCTGCGCAGGCCGAGGTCGTGGAAGGCCTTCTGGACGGCCTTCTCCGAGGCCTTCTCGCAGGCCGATTCGACAAGCTCCTCGAGCTCCTCCCGCGACATGGTGATGACCAGCTCGCCACTCATCGAATCTCCCCCTCCGTCGTGAACGCAGCCGCCTTCACCGCCGTCGCCCGGCGTTCCTCGCATGTCCTCAGCGCCGAGCGGTCGCGGCCCCAGAGGCTCGTCACCTCGCGCTCCGTCAGCCGCCGGCCGGGCAACGCCGCGGGCTCATCGCAGCGGCGCTGCGCCTCCGCCGGCACGGCGGGCCGCACCAGCTCCGTCCGCACAACTGGCGGGGGAGAGGAGGCACACGCGCTCACGAGACAGGCCACCGGCCCCAGTATCAGGAAGCGCCGCATTGGCTCTCTCCAGTTCGGCTTGCAGGGTGGATTCGCGGGCCTCGGCGGCGCGGGCGACGCGGTCGGCTTCCATGGCGGCCTCGGCGGCCTTCAGGCGGGCTTCGGCCACCGCCTGGTTGGAGCGGGCGATCTCGCCCTTCCAGTGGGCGTCACGCGCCTCGGTGGCGGCCTTGGCGCCGGCGGTGCGGGCATCGTCGATCGCGCCCCGGTATGCGACCAGCGCCGTCGCCACGCCGGTCATGATGGCCGCCGCCAGCGCCAGGACGGCGAGGCCGATGACGATCGGCTTGGACAGGCCGAACATCAGCCGCCCTCCGTTTCGGGATCGACCGGGGCCATGGCCTGGCTGCGATAGTCCATGGCGCCGGCGAAGCGGTGAATGCCGAGCGTGCCGAGCAGCACGGCGGCGATCGTCGGCAGGAACAGCGGCGCCAGCGTCGCGGACCGGGCGGCGAGCTGCTCGTCGCCGAAGAGGCCGCAGCCGAGCAACAGGAAGAAGGCGGCGCCGGAGCCGGCGAAGCCCATCTTCAGGGCGCGGCGGGTGAAGCCGTAGGTGGGGCGTTTCAGGGTGCGGGCCATGGCGTCACCGGATCGGCTGGGTGGCCTGCCAGTGCATGCCGTCGTGGCGGCGCTGGTCGGCCATGGAGCCGTTGCCGTTCCAGTCACCGCCCCAGGTCCAGCCCTCGGCGGCGAAGGCGGCCAGCACCTCCGGACAATTGGCAAAGTGCGGCGTCGGATCGCCGAGGCCGTTGCGCGGCGCGTCGAAGTCCACGGCGCAGCCGAAGGCGTGCATCGACAGGGTCGAGAGGCCGCGCATGACGCGGTAGTTGAACGAGCCGGAGAAGACCGACATGCCCCAGTCGTCGATCACCGCCTGGTCGCGGCCGGCGCGCTCCCAGATGTCGGCCAGCACGCGGGCGAGGCTCTCGGCGCAGTGCCGATGGATGGTGATCTTCGTGATGCGGATCTCGCCCATGGCCATGGCGAAGGGCGGCGGCACCGTCACCAGATTGGCGCGCCGCCAGGTGTCGGAGACCACCCCGCCGCCGGGCCCGCGCGGGTCACCATAGACGGAGCGATAGGCAAGCACGTCGGACTGCTTCGGCCATGCGTTCATGGCGGCCTCCTTTGGGCTGGTCGGAATCGGTGTTGGCGTGGATGACGGCCGCCGCCGCCAGCGCGGCGAAGGCGAGGCCTGCGAGGACGACGAGTGCCATCAGCGGCGGTTCGGTGACGAGCGCCGTGGCGATGTCGGGTGAGGGCACCGGCTATTCCTCGACGGTGACCTTGATGCGGAGGTAGGAGCCCTGCCCCTCCTGCCCGTCATGGCCGCCGGCAGCGCCGCCGGGGCCGCCGCCGCCGATGTCGCCTTCGTGACCACCCTGGCTGGCGGCGCCCGTCCAGTGGAATCCGTGTTCGCCATGGGCGGAGGCGTAGTTGAACTGGGTCGGCGTCACGCTGTTCGGATAGAGCCCGGTCTGCGCCGTGGTGCTGCCCCTGCCGGCGCGGCCGGGGCGGTCCATCTTGCCGCCCTCGCCGGCCATTCCCGCGCCGGCCTGAATTTCGAGGCCGCCAAGCGTCACCGGCAGGTTGATGATGGTGTGCCCGCCAGTCGCGCCGTCCGCGCCGTTGCCGCTGGTGCTGCCGGCGCCCGGCGGAATGGGCGACCGCAAGGTCACGGTGATCGGGACGCCACCCAGCATCGGGTGCCATTTGAACCCGAGAGCGGTGCGGACGCCGGAGCCACCGGCACCCGCCGGGAATGCGGCGCTGCCGCCTCCGCCGCTGCCGCCGGGGCCGGCCGCGTCCATTTCGATCTCTGCCGTTTCCAGCGGGATGATGAAGGTCTCGGTCGTTCCCGTCGCCCCGTAGTCCTTGAGAAAGACCGTCCGGTTCAGAGCGATGGGAGCGACCCACACACCCTCAACCGAATCCCACGTCAGGAGAACCGGGCTGCCGGCCTGCAGGTCGCCGATCGCGAGATCCTTGTAGATCGATCCGCCGAAGCTGCCCGCGGCCGTCGGTGGGGTGCCTGCGGGCTTGAGGAAGGGAACATCGTTGCCGGCCGAGCCGTGATTGTGGGCGATATTGATCCCGCCGCCGGCGATGAACAGAAGAGGCCTGGTGTCGTAGCTGTCGAAGACCCGGCCCGCCGCCATGCGGGCGCAGCGGCCGTCGGCGGTCTGGAACCGGCGAAGCTCGCGGGGGTTCGACAGGTCCACATAGACGTCGTGGAACATCAGGACAGCCAGGTTGGCATGCAGAAGCTGCGTTCCGCTGAAGCCGCCGACGTCCCATTGCGAGGCCGGATAGTCGATGACGTCGTCGATGAGTGTCGGGCCGACGGCCATGTCGGCGACGCCGTTGGCATAGAGCCGCGCCGCGCGCGTCGAGAGGTTCCACGACCCGGTGAGCACGACGGGTCCGTCCGCCGCCGTGAAGGCGGTGTCGGTGCGCATGTCCAGGATTTTCGTCCCCGCAGCATTGTGCCCGCGGATGCGAATGCGATTGTCGGTGCCCTTGTAGATCTGGAAGCGGGCGGTGCCGTTCACGAGGAACGTCATGTTGGTGGCATCGCCACCGGTCGGGTCGAAAAGGACGTGGAACAGGCCCTCCTTGCCGGCGGTGATGCCGGTAAGGTCTCCGGCGCGCCCCAGCCAGTAGATCCCCCCCAGGGCAGCCGACCGGAACGCGTCGCGTGTCTTCAGCCGCTTCCGGACAGGGGCCGTGACGCCCCAGATCGTCGCCGCCACCGGACCGGTGTTCGCCGCCGCCGGCCGATAGACCTCGATCCCGGGGCCGGGGAACCCGGGAGCGAACGAGATCGCATCAACGCCGACCTCGACCGGGCCGGCCGGTATCATGTGCCAGAACGTGTTGCGATAGGTGCCGTCCTCGACGGCGACGACAATCGGACCCTTGAAGTCGTCCGAGGTCGCCATGTCGCGAGCGCGGGGCCAGACCCCGGCAGAGACAACACGAATGCCGTTCTGCGAAACTACCGTCTGGCCATTGCACAGAACGCGGTCGCCATTCTCCAGCATCACGCCGTCGATGACCTGCAGGCCATGCAAGCCGATATTGGATGTCGAGCAGACGCGGACGTTCCCGCGAGAGGGGATGGTCATGACTGTTCTTTCGTTTGGGGTGGCGCTCAACAACGGCGCGCGGACATGCTATTGATCCCAAGCGGAGGATCGACAAAATGACCGAAGAGAGCAGTAGAATTGCCGATTTCGAGGCCCGCATCTTGGCGATGGAGGCCATCGTGAAGGCGACTGTGCTGGTCGCCTACGGAACGCCGAAGGTAGAGAACTACTTACGGTTCATGTCCGCCCTCAACGCGCACATCATGCGGACCGTCGCGGGATATCCCTTGCCTGAGGCGATGCGCGGGAAGACAGAAGACCATGCTCGCCGCCTGCTCGAAGAGGTGGCCGAGGAAGCGGAGTGGATCGAAGACATCCCTTCGAACGGTTCGCGCCAGTTCGGCAGTTAGGCGTACAGGCCGCCGGTCGCCGCCGAACCGGCGCTGTCTCCGGGCAGGTAGGACGCGCCGCCGCCGATAGTGTCGATGACCGCGTTCAGCGTGACGGAATAGCGCGCGCCGGTCGCAGCGCCCGAGAAGGTGATCCCGTTGACCTGCATGAGGGCCACGAGCTGGCAATCGGCAAAGGCGGTCGAGAAAGCCGGCGTGCCGGTGATCGTGACGGTGATGGCGCCGGACTTGAAGATGCGGCCGCCGCGCTGCGCCAGCCAGTGCCGCTGTGCGCCCCCCGCAATCGTATAGCCGGTCAGGATCGTGACCGACGCGCCGCTGTCGCACCGGATATGGGAATTGACGACGGTGCCGAAGTGGACGTTGGAGATCGACAGAGCAGAGTTGGCGATGCATGCGATGCCGTGCCCGGAGGTGGTCGTCTCGATCTTCAGTCCGTTGAGAGCCCAAGACCCGCGAACACCGTCCGCCGTCACCGCTGAGGCGCTTGTCGTCGAGATCAGGACATTCGCCGGCGTCGAGGTGTTGCCCTGGATTGTCACGGTTCCCGCGCCAACAACGCTCTTGATGACGACGGCTCCCGTATAGGTGCCGTCCGCGACCGAGATCGTCACGTTGTGGGTCGACAGGTCGAGCGAGGCGACCGTGTCGATCGCCTTCTGAATGGTCAGGAACGCTCCGCCGGAGGTGTCTGCCAACCCCGTGTTGGAGTCGCTGCCATCGGTGCGGACGTAGTAGGTGCGGCCTGCCGTCAGCAGTTCACGAACCTCCGCGGACCCCTCCGTCTCCCACGCCGAGCCGGTGTAGATCTTCTTCACCGGCGCATCGACGATGTTGACGCCGTCGCCGACCGAGGGGGCGGTGAAGACATCGACGCCGTTCATGCGGCGGACGATCTGCCCGTCCTTGCCCGCCCATGCTCCTGTCGCACCGGTGGCGATGAGGTAGGCGTCCGCCTCCTCCGGATCGGTCCAAGGCGTCGCGGTCTCCGTCAGCACCCGCCACGTCGGCGCCTGGTTGAGGATGATCGCCTGCCGCGCCGAGACCTTGCTCGCCTGCGCCGCGGCATACTGCGCCGACTGCCGCACCGCCGGGTTGCGCCAGATCCACCACGTCGCATAGCCGGAGCGCGTCGTGCCCGGCCATGCGAGCTCCAGCGTGCCAGTCCCGGCGCTCTCGTCCACCGTCGCGATGGGGATGAAGCTGGCGCCGTCCGACAGGGCATCCCCGGCCACCACGTCGTTCTCGTCGAGGATGATGGACGAGATCGAGAAGGTGTCCACACCGTTCGTGACAGACAGCGTCTGCCCGGTGATCGGGTAGAGGTTTTCGAGCATGGGGAGGGTCCCTGCTATTTCTTCAGGATGAGGGCGACGACCTTGGCCCCGATGCGGAGCGGCAGGCCGTTCGGCGGAGTCGGGTTCGCCGCCATGCCGTTCTCGGTGCGCGGACCCCAGCGATACTGGAAATAGACGTCGTAGGTGCCGGCCTTGACCTGCACGATGTCGGTGATCGAACCCGGATTGCCGCCGAAACCGTAAGCGGCGACACTGCCCGTCCATCCGGACGAACAGGCGATCAGCCCCTCATCCGTTTCGTAGTTGTTGACGCCATCGGAGAAGGCCACGCGGAACGCCACCACCATGGGGAGGGCGGAGCCGAGACCCCATCCGTAGTTGTTGTTTCGGGCCGAAGCGTTGATCGCGACCAGCACCGGGCAGAAGTCGTCGGCCGTCGCACCGTCACCGATCGATGCCGGGTTCTCCGGGATCGTGATCGTCCCGAGCGACGCGGCGCTGATGTAGCTGTTGCCGGCTCCGCTCGCCGTGGTGCCAGAACCCACCGCCCCGTCCGAGCCCGGCTCCGCGCGCGTGAACTCCTTGTAGAGCGTGGTCGCTCCCGAGCCGATCGCGTCACCGATGAAGCGCCCGTCCTCATCGACCATGAGGTGGATGACGGTATCGCCGGACTTCCGGCGGTAGATGCGGTTGCCCACCAGCACGGTGAAGCCGTCCGGAGACCCGCCCCCACCGGCCTCGGCATAGGCCTCGATACCGGCCTCGGCAAAGTTGCCGGTGTCGGTGGCCTTGACCAGCATGCGAGCGCCGGATGCGGCTCCGGTGGGCAGGGACACGGCTTGTGCGAACTCCAGTACGCCTTCCGCGCTGATGGCGTCGATCGCCGCATCGGTCGCCACCTGGTAGCCGGCGAAGGCCCCGTTCAGGTTCGTCACGGCTGTCTGCAAGGTGCTGACGCTTGCCCGGGTGCCTCCCATGCGCGACGAGACGCGCTCCAGCCGCGAGACGATGGCCCGCGTCTCCTCGAGGGTGACGGCATCGAGAACCTGATAGCGCGCGCCCTGCTCGTCGTTAGCGAGTTCGAGTGCGCTGACGCGGTCGAGCAGCCGTCGCCAGAGATCGGAGAAGGCCGGGTCGAGGGTAAGCCGATCCACCCCGCCCGGCTCCACCGTGTCGGTGATGATCGCCTTCTTCACCACATGGTTCGGGTCGGAGGTCACCGGCGTCGGCGTCTGCAGGGTCGTGTAGCGCGGCGGCGTGGTGGCGAGGTCCGCCTCGAACTCATAGTCCGTCTCCGCCTGGATGCCGGAGTCGATCTTGCCCTCGCCGGCGACGAGCGTGTCTGTCGTGTCGAAGCGCCGCTGCGACCAGTCGGTGGTGCCCACCGGGCGGTAGCGGACGATGACGGCGTCCACCGTCAGGTCGGCGATCGGCGTCCAGGTGCAGATGAAAACGGGGAGCTTCTGGCCGCCCTCGCCGACATCGTAGCTCGCCGCGACGGCAAAGCCGGCGACAGTCGCCAGACGCGCCGCCGCCGAGGGCAGGTCGGCCGCCACCAGCGGGTCGAGCTGGTCCACCTCCGGATCCCAGTCCCAGATGTCGGCCGAGGTCTCGACGAGACCCCAGGAGAGCGTCAGGTCGCGCTGCTTCTTCCACTGCTGGATGTGGAACTCGCGGGCGGCGCCGCCGTGATAGGTCGAGGCCCAGGTGACGGTGTCCATGGTTTCCGCGTCGCGCAGCCGCGGCGGCACGGCAACGGTGGCGGTCGCCTGCAGGCGCATGCGCCGGCGGGCGATCTCCATGAGGTGCTGCGCCTGCGTCTGGCTCGGCACCTGCGAGAGGGTGAGCGTCATGGTCAGCCGCTCGCCGCCGTCGATCGCCTCGTCCTCCGAAGAGGTGCGCAGGGGCAGATCCTGCAGTTCGAAGGCGTTCCAGGGATCGGCGAACTTGCCGGCCACGGCATTGTAGCGGTCGGAGCGCGGCTTCTTCTTTTTGTAGCGCCGCGGCCCCTTCACCAGGTCGGCGTCGGAGATGGCCACCACCGGCGTCTGCGGCCCGCCGGCGGTGAGGCGATAGGTGCCGCCGCGCTCGGTCTCCCAGCCGGCCATGGCGTCATAGAATATCTGCAGGTTATCGCGGTGGGTGCGCTCGTTGGTGATCACCGCCGCGATGCGCCACATCGCCTCCTCCTCGTCGTCGAGAAGCGGGCGCGGCGTGTCGCACACATTGGCCGCGGCGATGCGGCTGTCCATCCGCAGCTTGGCGATCGGCATTCCGATGCCCATCATTTTCTTGCCGCCGATGAAGACGCCGAGGCGGTAGTCGGTGACGGCCAGCGCGACATTGTCGCTCCATTCCCAGGTCGCCTTGTCGGCGCGGGAATGGCTGCCGGTGCCGCCATAGGTGGTGTCCTTGCGCGGATCCCAGAGGCGGCGGCCGCGGACGATGAATTCGATCTGCGGGTTGGCGGAGAGGTTCTTGTTGGTGTCGGGCTCGATGTCGACGATGGCGTAGCAGACGCCGCCGCCCTTGTGGTCGGCCGTCCAGAACTTATTGCCCTGGGCATCGGAGCCGGACTGGGCGACGAGCGTCGCATCGGCGTTCTGCACCGGCCGCCCGTCATAGAATTTCACCTTGACGTTGTTGCCGTACTCCTTGGTGGTCACCCAGGCCGAGCCGTCGGCGCCGGCCGACTGGAGCCCGGGCGTCCAGGGCGGATCGCCGACATGGGTGCCGTCGCCGCCGGTGTCGGGGTCGCCGAGAAGGCCGCCCTGGAACTGCTTGCCGGCGTTCGACCACTGCCCGTCGATGCCGTTGAAGCGGCAGCGCTCGCCGTCGATGACGATGGCCTCCATGGCGTCGTGCCAGTCGATGCCGATGAGGCGGACATGCAGCACCCGGCGGCCGGTCTGCACCGGCGGCATGATGCCCCCTTGCAGCTTCTGCCGGCCATAGACGCAGAACATCGGCACGTTGGCGCCGGCCTTCGCCTCGAACTCCTGCCCCGGCGGGCGCTGGCGCGGGGTCAGCAACCGCTGCAGCGCATACATGCCCGCGGCAAGGCCGATGCCGACGATCGCCTGCGCCGCGACCAGCGGAATGCCGATCGAGACGAGGACAGACGAAAGAGCGCCGATGAGAGGTGCAAGGATCATGGATCAGACGCGGAAGGCCCGGGTCAGAAGATGTCGCGGCGCGGTGACCGAGAGGCCATCGGCGCGGACGATGGCGAGGGTCTCGCCGATGACGATGCAGCCGGCAGGGCCATCCGGCCCCGCCACCGTGCCGACATCGCCCTGGCGGGCGAAGGCCGGCGGGATCTCCTCGAGCACGGCCGCGAGCACCGCGCCGACATCGGCGAAGCCGTGACGCGCCATGACACGGCGGGCGGAGGCCTCATCCGTCCAGCCGGAGGGCCAGGCGCTGGCGTCGGCGCCGGTGAGCGCCACCACCATGTCGCGGCAGAGGGTGACGCAGTCGAGCCGTCCCCAGCCCGGCTGAAGCGACCGGAGCCGCGCCATCTCCTCCCGGAAGGCTGGCAGCCAGACACGCTTGCGCGGCGGGGCTCGCAACAGGGAGGCCTTGGCGACACCGTCGGGCTTCCGACGCGATCGCGCCCTCGGCTTGCGCGGGCGCGATGCGTCCACGAGGGAACTCATCTTCCCACCTTGATCTTGATCGACTTGGTGACCGCGACGCTGTCGAAGAAGGCGTCACCGGGGTTGGCGGAGCGGAACAGGGCCGGCGAGAAGGTGGCGGTTTCCTTGCGGCCGTGGTCGAAGGAATCGCTTTCCAGCGTCATCACGGCGGAGACTTCGCCCTTGGCGGTGTCGCGCTCGTGCTCGACCGGACCGCACTTGCCGGACCATTCCGGCGTCACGTCCACCACCCGCCCCTCGGCATCGAGCAGGGCGAAGTAGAGAGTCACGGGGCGGCCGATGTAGGCGATCGTCTCGATGCGGGCGAAGGTGTCGGCCGCGTCGGGAATGGCGCGGTCGGCCAGGGTGCGGATGCCGACCGAGAGCTGCTGGGCGAGGCCCTGCGAGTAGCTGACGACGTCGAGTTCGAGCACGCCGCCGGGACGATAGGTCAATCCCTCGAAGGTGGTGTCGACGGAGCCCGACCAGAAGCCGACGGGGCCGCCATCGGCCACGTCGAAGTCGAAGCGCAGCATCCAGCGCTCGCCGACCCGTTCGGCGCGCAGGGCATTGAGGACGTCGGTGGAAAGACCACGGGCCATGGGGTGTCCGGAGAAGTTGTCAGGGGGGAGCTGCGACGCCGTCACGCCCTCGGCTTGCGCGGGCGGGACGGCGGACCTCAGATCTCCGCGAGAACCCTGTTGATCGAGACCGCCTTGAAGGCGATCTCGCCGTGAATGGAGAGGACGTGCTCGAAGGAGCCGGGGCGCAGGTGGAAGAGCTGCAGCGGGCGGTCGAGCGAGACGGAGACGCCGGAGGCGGTGGCGAGCAGGACGCGCGGGATGACCGAGACGGTGGCCGCGCCACCGCCGCTGGCCGTCACGTCGGCGACGATCTCGTGGACCGTGCGCACGCCGGAGGTGGTGACGATGCCGAGGCGGTCGCCCGCCGAGAGCTGGTAGGCGGCGCCGAGACCGGCGAGCGGCACCAGCCGCGGCGGATCCTGCGGCAGGGCGGCAGAGAGCGTCGGCGTGGGCGGCGTGACGGTCGCCTGGTCATAGGCGCGCGGGCGCCGGGTGCGCGGATCGAAGCCGAGGAAGCGGCCGGCGTGCAGGGTGCGCACCCGTTGCACCCAGCCCTTCAGCACCATGTAGTCGTCATAGTCGAGGCCGGAGACGCGGACGGAGAGCGTCCAGCGCGGATCGACCAGCTCGGCCTCGACGCCGGCACCGTCGTCGCTGGCTGAGAACTCGCCGACATTCGGCACCTGCATCAGGGCTTCGTCATAGAGGGCAACGGGGAGGACCGGCAGGCCGTCGACATCGGCCTGGAGCGTGACGTGGGCCATCACATTCCCTTCGAATAGGGCATGACCTCGATGCCGTGGCGATCGGCATCCTGGACGGTCGGAACGATGCGGCCGGCCACCTCAGCGTCGCGGCGCTCGACCTCGGCGATGATCGTGGCGCGGTCGGCCGCCGTGACGTTGTTGAAGTGATAGGTGTTGGCCATGGTGACGCCGCCGGAGCGCGCCTGCAGGGCCTGCATGGCGGCATCGCCCATGGCGAGCGACTGGGCCACGGCGCTGCGCTGATTGCGGGTGAGCATCTCCTCGCCGATCTGACCGATGATCGGCAGCTCGTCCGGACGCAGGCCGCCGCCGCTGTGGAAGCGCGGGGCGCCGGCGAACATGGCGGTCGGCGCATAGCCGGACACCCGGCCGTCGCCGACGACGCCGCCGTCATGGAAGAGGCCGAACATCGACATGAAGCCGCCGGCCGCCGCCCCGCCGCCAAACAGGCCACCGCCGCCAAAGACGCCGCCGAGCAAGCCGAGGAGGCCGCCGAGGGAGCCCGTGGGAGAGCCGGCCGGGGCGGCCACGCCGAGCAGCTGCGCCATGAAACCCTGTCCGGTGAGGGCGGCACGCGCAAGCTCGATGGAGAGCCCCTTGATGACGTCCCACACCTTGCCGCCGCGCAGCGAGACGTCGACCAGCTTGTCGCCCGTCCATTGCAGGGCGTCCCCCCAGGCGCGCTGCGCCGCGGTGGCGTCCTGGATGGCGTTTCTAAGCCGCTGCTGCGCTTCGGCGAGGGCGGCGACCTTGTCCCGTTCGGCCTCAGTGAGCCGGCCCCCATGCTCGCGGGCCTGCGCCTCGGCCTTGGCAACCTCGGTGAGCCGCGCCCGCTCGACCGCTGTCTTGCCGATCGTCTCCAGTTCGATCCGAGAAATCTCGATGCCTTTCTCCTGGGCCCGGATGAATTTCTCGATCGCCTCGGTGCGCTTGTCGGTTTCTTCGGCCGAGGATCCACTGGCGCGCGGCGTCGAGCCCGCGCCGGCCGAGGCCGGCCGCACATCGGGCACCGGCGCTCCGAAGGAGGTGGAGGGAGCAGGCGTGCCGCCATAGCCGAAGTCGACCGGAGCCTCCGGCACGTCGGAGGCCTCGCGGCGGGCGACGCGCCCCTGCGCATCGCGCAGCTGCTGTTCGAGCCCGCGGCGCTGCAGCGGCGAAAGACCCGCATCGCGCAGGCGGGTTTCGAGCGCGGTGATCGACTGGGCGTCGGTGGCGGCGATGGCGCCGGCGGTGGTGCCGGGCACCAGGCTGGCGAGCTGGCGCATGAGGCGCACGGCCTCGCCGACGACACCGACGACCTTGGTGAACTGCTCGGCCGTCCAGGCGGCACCATTGCCGATGGCCAGCGCCAGGCGGGCGCACTCGTCGAGGATCGGCCGGAGGTTCTTGGACAGCTCCTCGGTGTTCGCCTCCCAGCGGCGCTTCAGCTCATCCGCACGGGCGATGAGTTCCGGCGAGACCAGCGAGCCGTCACGCAGGCCGGTGGCGGCCGTCTTCTCGACCTCGGCGAGAAAGCCGGAGAAGGAGGTGCGGCCCTGCTCGACCCGCTCGGCGAGATTGTCGAGGCCGAGCTGGCGCGCAAGATCGATGGCCGCGAGGCGCTGCCCGGCCCCTTCCATGTCGCGCAGCGCGACAAGGACGGCACGGATCCGCTCTTCGGCGCTCTGGGCATTGGCGAAGAGGGTGGGCGACTCCGACAGGCCGAAGTCGTTGGTGCCGCGGAAGCGCGCCTGCAGGAGGTCGCCGGCACGGTTGGAGACGCCGCTGGCGCGGTCGGCATCGAACTTGTCGCGCGTCGCCTTTTCGAGCGCGGCGAGATCGCTCTCCAGCTGCTTCGTCTCGAGGCGAAGCTGGCGGGCGCCATCGACGAAGGCCTGGAAGAAGGTGGTGCCGAGGTTCGAGGCCGCCGCCTTCTCGGCGAGCTTCTGGAACTTCTCCAGCTCCACCGCCCCGGCCGCCGCCGCGGCCGTGAAGGCGGCGAAGGCCGCCACAGCCGCATATTGCATGGCGGTGAGCGATGCGGCGGCCTTCAGCGCGGTGACCGCCATGCCGCCGAGCGACAGGTTGCTCGACTGGTGGGCCGCGATCGCCGAGGCCGAGACGGAGGCCATGGAGGTGGCAACCGTGGTGCCGAGCGCGACCACCGCCCTGCGGGCGGACTCGGTGTCGGACTTGAAGCGCAGGACGATGGGCTGGGCCATGGGACCTGTCGGAACGGAGTGTCAGCGGAGGGCCGGGAGCCCGTCACGCCCTCGGCTTGCGCGGGCGGGACGGCGGATGATGACCGTGCGTCAGGGTGGAGCTGAGAGGCGTTCACGCCCTCGGCTTGCGCGGGCGGGAACGCCGACCATCAGGACTCCCTCGCCTTCAGCAGGCGGGCGATGTCGGCAGGGGGTGGCGAGGGCGCAGGCGGCGCGCCACCCTTGCCGGGTGCGGCATGGGCGCGGGCATAGGCGTCCTGCATAATGAGGAACTGCGGCAGGGTGAGGCTTCGCACCTCGGACGGTGCAAGGCCCATGAACATGCCGGATGTCAGGGCCCAGGTGATGTCGCCGGGCCCGACGGCTTGCGAGCGCGAGGGCGCCTTGCCGCCGGGCCTTCGGATTTTTTTAGGGCGTCATCCACTCCGAAGGCGTAGGCGCTCATGATCGCCACGGCGAGGCCGAGGTGCTCGAGGATGGGCCGGCCGTCGATCGCCTCCATCACCCACTCGGTGGCCTCGGCATCGGTGGCGCCGCCGCCGATGAGGCCCAGCCGGATCGTCTCCCGGATGTCGGCATGGCGGAAGATGGGGTCCGGCATGCCGGTGATGGGGTTGAAGCCCCGGCCCTGGAGCCGGCCGAGGATCTCGCCCATGCCGGCGCCGCAGGCCCGTTCGAGCCGCTCGATGATGCCGAGGGGCGCGACGTCGAAGGCGCGCTCCCGGCCGGCGAACGGCCGGGTGATGCGTGTTGAGGTCATCAGGCTGCGGCCGTGAAGGCCTTGGCGCCGTCGACACGCACCGTGGCGGTGAAGGTCACGGTGCCCTCGTTCGGGGCCGATTCCGTGTGGTTCTCGACATAGGCGTAGAAGACGTCGGCGCCGCCGCCATTGGCACCGGACAGGTCCCACTTGTGCTGCATCTCGATGCGGGTGCCGTTCTTCACGGCATCCTTCAGCGCGCGATACATGGCGTTGGCGCGGGCGACATGGCCGGTGAGGCTGTAGGAGCCGGAATAGGCGCCGGGCGTCGACTTGCGCACCGGCTTGGCGGCGGGGTCGTCGCAGTCGCGAACCATGCGCTCGGTGAAGTTGCGCTGGTCCTGCGCCTCGAAGTTCTCGACATAGCACATGAACTTGAAGCGGCCGGCGCCTTCGCTGCCGTCCGACAGGAAGAGCTGGTCGAGCTCGGTTTCGAGAAGGGTATTGGTGCCCATGGGATCCTCCGTCAGGCGCTGGCAAGGGTGATGCGGCGGCAGTTCAGGCGAGCGGGCGGGAGACCGTCAGCTCGAACTGGATGAAGGCGTGGTTGAAGGCCTGGAGGCGGTCGCGATCATCACCCGCCCGCAGCTCCCTGATCCTTGTCTCGGCGGCGTAGGGTTCAGCCAGCGGGAGGCTCTGCCCATCGAGAGCATCCCGAAGGTCCTGGAGGTGGCGCCACACTTCCTCTCGACCCGTCGCCTTGGACATCAGGTGCAAGCGGAACGTCACGGCCCATTCCTTCGCGCAACGATTTCCATGTCTGCGCTGTGAGCCGACGATGCCGAGCGCGGCCAACGGGGACCGCAACTGCCCGTCGGCTGGCACATAGTCATAGTAGGTCACGGTCGGCAGCCGGTCGCGAACGATCGCCGCTACCGCCCGCCCCACGGCTTCTTCCGGGGATAGATTCACGATGACGCCCTCCGGCGGCGCGCGGGCGAATCCGGCGGAGACTCAGCGATCGGCTCGAGAACGCCGGCGGCGCGAAGCCGCTCGATGTGATCGGGTGGATCGACTGTGTCGTCGACGATCTGCCCGGCCTCATAGAGGAAAGAGGCCTTCAGCTCGTAGCCGCTCATGACGCGGCTTTCGGTGACGCGGAAACGCATGTCAGTGTTCCGTGTTGAACTCGCTTGCGGCACCGTCGAGCAGGCGCTCCATGTCGACCGCCCACTCGTCCAGGACCTCTTTCGCCGCCGGCCAGAAGAAGGGATGCGCATCCATCTTTTCCGTGCCGTATTCGAGGAAGGCGGCGTAGAAGGCGTCGGCATCACCGGCATAGATGGTGATGATCGACTGGTCGTCGTCTTCAAGCCCGCCACCGATGCCGCGGACATTCGGGTTGTCCGGCGCATAGCGCCCGCGGGTGTAGTCGATGGAGTCGCGAAGCGATCCTGTGAGAAATGGCGCACGATCGCGCTGGCGATCGACGATCTCGGACGCCATGCGCTCGTCGCCTCGTCCGGCGAGAGCACGCACATTGCCGTAGAGCCGCCGGAGGCCCGCGAGGTTCTCTGCGACCCCGAGCACCCCGGCGGCGGCGGTGGCGGCCGGGATGTTGGGCGCTGCAAACATGATTGCCCGGGCCGCGAGGCCGTAGATCGCCATTACGCGCTGTCGCCGACCAGGATGATGGTGTAGCCGACGGCCGAGCCCGCGCCGCCATTGGCGATGCGCAGGATGTCTGCCGTGGTGGCGGTGACGGGCCAGCCGGCGGCGGTGCGATTGGTGACCAACAGCACCTCGCCGGGCTTCAGCTTCACCTTGTCGGTGGCGTCGGCGAAGGGACCGAGGAAGGCCGCGGTGTCATGGCCGCCGACGACGACCTCGTTGACGTTGGCGGCATCGGCCTCGATGTAGATCGCCTTGATGCCGGCGAAGGTGACCGCGGCGCCGAGCGGATCGACGAGCGAGCCGGCGAGGTCGATATCGTCGTTGGACGAGGCGGGGATCGGCCGGGTGTCGGAGAAGACCTTGTCGGCCTGGCCGCCGCCGGTGCCGGAGGTGAAGCCCAGCGCCTTGCGCTTGGAGAAGGCCGCGGTGACGGCGGCGATGTCGTTGGAACCGGTGTAGCTGCCGAGAATCTGCACGGCGATGTCGAGCTGCGCGCCCATGGCGGCCTCCAGGTGGTTGAGAAGCGGGAACGGATGAAAGGGATCAGGCGTCGTCGGCGGGCGAGGGCCGCGCCTCGCGGACGCAGTAGAGCGTGCGGCGGCCGGTCTGCCGGTTGGCCGGCTCGATCGACGTGATGCGGTACCAGTCGCCGGAGCGGGCCGGATAGACGAGGCGGTCCTCGATCGTCAGTTCATCGACGATGCCGCCGGTGCGCAGGGTGACGATGAGGTCGCAGCGGTCCACCGGCACCTGGCCTTCCAGCGCCGTGGTGCCGCGATCCGGCCGGACCGAGGCCCAGCGCTCGTCGATGCAGATCCTGACCCCGACCTTGCGGCCCATCGCCCCCTCGGCCTCATAGGCCCGGTGGAAGGAGACGCGGGAGGAGAGCAGGCCGATGATGTCGGGCATCAGAGGAACCTCAGCCGCCGATGGCGCGAGAGGTTGCGGTCGGCGGAAGCCTCCAGCGGGATGCGCGCAGCGCCACCCGCCCCAACCGTCGCGCGGTTTTCGTACCAGTCCGCGATCATCTGGAGGATGCCCTGACGGACGCCGGCGGGGACCGCGGCGGCGTTGGCGAAGCCATGGTCGGCCTCGACGCGGACGGGCGCGGGCACCCTGCCAAGGGCCGGCCAGGTTGCCGCCTCGGCAGGAATGATCAGCGATCCCAGCATGTCCTCGATGAGGTGATAGGCATCGGCGGCCAGTGTCTGTTCGGCTCCGGCGGGGTCGGTGTACTTGACCACGACCGCTGTCGCTCCCGGCAGGGCGAGCCGCAGCTCGCCACCACACCAGCCGGCGAAGCTATGGCGCCATGTCTGGTTCACCAGGCAGTGGCCGAGCCAGCCGTTCCATCCGTCGAGGAACTCGGTGACGCCGGCGATCATGTCGGTGATCACCGCATCCTCGGCATCGTGGTCGATGCGCAGATGCGCCTTGGCCTGGGCGAGCGTGACAGGCATGGCCTCGGGCGCAGCGGTGCAGACCGGGACGAAGTCGCTGGCCATGTCAGCCCTTCTTTCGCCTGGTCGAGGTGGTCTCGGCCGCGCGCACAGGCGTCGTCGTCTCGACCGGCGGATCGCGCAGGGGCGAAGCGATGCCGGCCTCGATCATGCGGCCGGCCTCGGCGTCCGACACGTCCACGACGTCGCCGGGGTTGCGGACGAAGTCCACGCCGGCCTGGCACTGGATCATTCTGACTTTCATGGGATCCTCCGAACGGCTCGGAGAGCGGGCGGCCCGAAAGCCGCCCGCCTTGCCGAACCGACCTCGATCAGGAGGCGGCGGTGATGAGGTGCTTGACGGCGGCGGTGTCGCCGAGTTCGCCGTCGAAGCGGATGAGGCCGGCGATGCCCAGATCCGGCCAGAAGCGCTCGCGAAGGACGCCGATGACGGGAGCCCCGACCTTGCGGACGAAGTACTTGGAGAAGTCACCGAAGAGCATGACCTTCTTCGCCGCGGCGAGGGCGTCCATGTCGTCGTTGATCGAGTAGCGGTAGCCGAGCAGCGTGCCCGGCGCGCCGGTGGTGACGTCGCCCATCTGCCAGAGGTAGTTGCCCTGGCCGTCCTTCAGCTTGCGGATCGCCGCCAGCGTGGTGTCGGCGAACATGAAGCGTGCCTTGGGCGAGCGGCGATAGGCCGAGTTCACCGAGTGCAGGAGATCGATGATCTCGTCGCCGGTGATCGCCGCGGTGGCCGCCGCCGTCTTGCCGAGGCTCGAGGCGGTGACGACGCCGTTCGGATCGCCGGTGCCGTCCCCGATCGTCAGTTCCTTGTTGGCGACGCGCGCCAGGCGCTCGCCCAGAAGGTCGCCGAGCAGCTGCTCGACGTTGAAGATCGAGTCCTGCGCCAGCTCCATGGAGAAGCGGACGAACTCGGTATCGAAGACGTAGGCGTCGAGCGACTTCTGCCCGAAGGTGACGTCCTTGCCGCCATCGTCGGTGAGGGCCGCGGCCTCGGTCTTCTTCTCGGCCGTGACGGCGGTATCGTCGACGGTCGGGATCTTGATCGGGTTGCCCGACGACGTGTTGAGGACGGTGCAGATGTCCTCGTCGTACATCGGGCCCCAGGCCTTCATGGTGCGGACGATGATGTCGGCGAGTTCCGTGGGAACGGTGAAACCACCAGCCGTGGTGGTGCCGACGGTCTGGGCGCGGAACTCGGGCTGGGCGATCGCTCCGACGCGGAGGATGTTGCGATGCTCGGCCGGCAGGTCGGAGACGTTGCCGCCGCTGGCCAGCATCGCGTAGAAGGCCGTACGGTAGTCGGGCTTGTCGCCTTCGTCGACGCCGGCGGCCTCGACAGAACCGCCGCTCGGACGGCGCGGGTCGGGAGCGTTGGCGCGCCTCTCCGCCGCCTCCAGCTTCTCCTGCCGCTCGATGCGCTCGCCGATGCGGTCGTGGTCGGCCATCATGGCGTCGAACTCGCGTTCGATCTCCGCGGCGCGCTCGGCCGGCGTGTCATCCTTGATCTCGTCGAACTTGGCGCGGGCATTGGTCGCAATGCGCGCCTGCTTCTCACGAAGCTCCTTCACGGTGCTCATGGCACAGCTCCTGTCGGTTGTTTCGGATGGGAGAGGCGCGCGCCCCTTGCCCCTCTCAGGCCCCGCGCATGACGCGCTGGCTGAGGTTCTTCTTCATGCGGATGCGCCTGGCAGCCGCAGAATGGTTCTGCCGGCGGCGCTCGTCGCGCGCCGCCTCCAGAGAGCGAAGGCCGATCTCCGTGCCTTCGTATGCCGGGACATTGACGATCGAGACGTCATAGAGCCGCGCTTCGAGGACGCGCCGGTGGGGCGGCTCGACGGACTCGTCCCACTCCTGCCGGATGGCGGAGAAGGCGATGGACATCTTGTCGAGGTCGCCGCGCTTCATCTTGCCGACGATGGAACGGACGTCCGGATCCTCGGGATCGAGGTCGGCCTCCATGTAGAGGCCGCGGGCGTCTTCGCGCAGGGTCAGCGTGCCCGCCCTCGTCCGCCCCAGCGGCAGGCTGTCGTGGTTGATCAGGAAGACGACGTCGTCGCGCGTCACGGCCGCAGCGAAGGCTCCCGGCGCGAATGACTCGGTGAAGTAGCCGGCGATGTCGGCGCGCTCGTCGAAGATGGCGGCATAGCCGGAGACCCGGATGCCATTTCCCTCCGCGCGGATCTCCGCCGGCAGGCTGAAGCGGACCTCACGCTGCATCGCTGTCGTCTCCCTTGTCGGTATCAGTCAGGGCCAGCCCCGGCCGTGCGGCGGGCGCAGTGCCGAGCGGCACCATGGCGCCCTGCATGTAGAGGCGGTCGCCGTGCTCGGCGGCCTGCCGGTTCTCCAGCGCCCGTGCCTCGTTCGGCATGAGGATGCTCGCCTGGACGGCCTTGGAGAGGCCCTCCATCCGGCTTTTGAAGTCGCCACGCAGGAGGCCGTCGACAGCCAGCTCGACAAAGAGCCGGTTCGACATCCGGCCGAAGAGCTTCAGGTTCAGTTCCTGCTCGAACTGTGTCGCGAGGCTCCGCAGCCGGTGCTTCACGAAGTGCAGATCCTGCTGCTCGGTGTTCGAGAAGGTGCCGTGGGTGAGGTCCTGCAGGAAGGTCGGCGGGATCGTCAGGATCCGGGCGATCTGCTCGATGACGAAGCGGTGCGCCTCGATCAGCTGCGCCTTGTCCGCGTCGACGCCGATCGACTTGATGTCGACGCCGTCCGGCAGCGGCAGCGCCAGGCGCTGCTCGCGGGATGCCCGCTTGACCGCATCCTGCAGGTCGGCACTGGCACGGGCCACAGCGCCCGGCGAGAGGAACTTGCCGACCAGAGCAAAGGGCGGGACGCCGCCGTTCTGGAAGAACTTCGACGAGTACTGAGTGAGCGCGATCGCAAGGCCGAGCACGTCGCGGTGCATGGCGACCGGCCCGCGGTGCCGGACCATGTCCGGCTTCAGCATGAAGGTGATGTCGATCACCTCGCTTGCCTGGTAGGTCTTCGGTGTGCCGCCGTCACGGAACAGGTAGACGCGGCGCCCCTCCTCCCGCTTGACCGTCAGGCCGGCGGGATCGAGCGGCCAGAGGTTCATGATGCGACCGGCCGAGCTGCGCTCGATGAACGTGACGGCGCGACCGCCGGTGAAGACGTTGTCGTAGATCCACTTGCGCCAGGCGAAGGAAGAGGTCTCGTCGTTGACGGCGTCGTGCAGCAGTGTCGCGAGCGGCGACTTCTGCCGTTCGTTGCCGGCCTCACCGCGGCGATAGAGGTGCAGCGGCAGGCTCGCCATGGTGCCCGAGAGGAAATTGACGCCACCACCATAGGCCGGAACGCCAAGAGCATTTTCGATCGACACGGAGATGCCGGCGCTGGAGGCGAGCGCGCCGAGCCCGAAATATTCGAGGAAATTGGCGGCCGAGACCGGCACGGCTGTGCTCTCGATGCTGGCGCGTGTTTCGGTTGCCTTGGCCATCAGACAGCCATCCTGAACTCGGGGTCTTCCCAGGGCGCGACCGCGACCGCTTCGGGGTTCGTCGCCATGAGGCTGACGGCGTTGAAGAGCGACATCAGCGGATCGATCTTGGCGTTGCCGGATGCCGCCTTGGTGATCGACACGGCGTTGCCCTTGGGCTCGACCTTGGCGTTGCGGATGGACCAGGCCATGAGCCGGGAGCCGGTGTGGACGAGCGTGCGGCCGGCAAGCCGGCGTTCGGTCGTCTTGATCGCGCCGGACATTTTCCAGCCCTGCCCGATGCCGACGATGCGGTCCTCATGAATGCCGCGGGCGCGGATCTCCGCGACCGTGGCGCCGATGCCGTAGACGTCCACGCCGATGGCGTGCTTGTGGGCCAGGAGGCCGGCGGCCTCGGCTTCCATGATGATGTCGGCGGCCTGGGCAACGTCGTCTCCCGGACGGGAAACGATCGTCAGGTCTCCGTCGGCCTCGAAGTCGCGCAGCTGGGCGACGATGTCCTTGCGGCGTTCGAGCACGATCTCGTGGGCCCAGGCATGGGACCAGGCGAGCCACTCGCCGGAGACCGTGTCGCGGCCGAGCAGGGTGAGGCCGTAGAGATCGTCGAGACCGCCGCCATCGATGCCGGCGACGATGACGTCGGACCGGTCGATGAGGCTGCGAAGCGTCAGGGCCTTGTCGCCGTTCCGCTCCCAGTATCGCCCGCCGACCCAGGCATCGGCGCGCAGCGCGAGGCCGATCTCGATGTTGAGGTGCTGGGACGCCCAGCCGCGCAGCGCCTCCGGCCCCTCGGCCTTGGCAGCGCGATAGTCCGGCATGAGCCGGTCGACGGTGATCGACCGGCCGGCGTTCGGCGTGACCATGCGCCAGTGCTCGGGGTTCTCCCAGGGAAAGAGCCCGTCCGGCTGGACCTCGCAGACGCCGAGCGCCTCCGGGAACTCGTAGAGCACCGGCAGGATGGCTTCCTCCAGCCGGCCGTCCCGCACCGCCCGGGCCTTGTTGAGCTCGGCGGCAAAGACGCCGGCCGGCGGGCGCTCGGACTGGGTGGTGATCGTCATCATGAAGCCTTCCGGCTGCGAGATGAGACCGCCGCGCAGCTGGCGGATGACGCGGTCGGCCTCGGGGGCCGAGGCGACGACATGCAGCTCGTCGATCAGGATGCCCGAGGGCTTCGTGCCGGTGACGATCTTCGGGTCGAAGCTCTTCACCTCCAGTGTGGCGCCGGTGCGCTTGTGGGTGATGCGCTTCAGGTGCGTCTGGATGTGAAACACCTTGTTCGACAGGTAGCTGTCGAGGGCGATAGCACCCGCCGCCTGATCGAAGGCGAGATCGGCAATTTTCTGGGTCGGAGCGATCAGCAGGAACGAGGCGTTCGGCCGCTGATTGACCAGGAGCGCGACCACCATCAGCAGGGCGCCGTTGGTGGTCTTCGAATTCTTCTTCGGAACGAGGAGGAAGACCTCGCGGATGAGACGCTGGCCCGACGCCGGATCGAGAGAACCGAACAGCGCCCGCACGATGGCGCGGAACCACTCGCCGGCCGCCCGCTGCATGGTCGGGCTTCCCTTCACATCGGGAAGCCGCAGCATGTTGAACGCGTTGACGGCCTGCTCGGCGGATTCTGCGAACAGCGGAAGATCGGGAACGAGGGGCCTGCCGGCACGCAGCCGCTCCTCCCAGTCCGGACAGGCGAGGGTCCAGGCGGTCATCAGTTGGGCTGACCGCCGGCCTTGTGGAGAACGCCCTCCCAGGCCGAGGCGTGAGCGGCGACCGGATCGTCGCTGGCCGGCGCATCCTCACCCGTGCCGAGGGGGAGCTGGTCCTGCGGCGCGATCGGCTTCTGGCCGAGCAGCGCCTGGGTGATGGCGAAGCGATAGCGAGGATTGAGGCCGAGTGAGTCCTCGAGGGCCTTCATCGCGGTCTCGCAGCGCTCGCGCAGGCGAACCTCGGGCCGAAGCCGTACCATGTCCTCGACGTGCTTGGAGGAGGTCTTGTAGGTCGCGCCTTCCTTGCGGATGACGCGGGTGTGGGAGATCCACTCCGCCATGTACTGGCAGTACCGGCCGAGGGCGTTGTGGTCGGTCGACTCGAGGAAGCGGATCGATACCAGATCCTGATGCAGGCGCTCCCAGATCCGGCGAGCCGCCGCGTCCTCGAGCCAGGCCGGCGCGGTGCGCGCTTTCTTTGCCATGGCTATTACCTGTTAAGTCGCTGGAATAAAAAAGTTTTCGCGCGAACGAGACCCAAAAAATCCCTGAATGGGGGAAGAAGCGGTCAATCGCGATCGCGATCTAGAGATCCGACCCACCCCCCGGGTGGCGGGCCATTCGAGAGGCCCGCGATCGGGCGCCCTTCAGGGTGTTGTGCTGGACGCAAAGACACTGGCCATTGGCGATGTCGAACCGCGCGCCCCCGTCCTTCACCTCAATGATGTGGTCAGCGACCACGCGGTGCATCGGAGCAGCCTTGTCGCAGCCGGGCCACTGGCATCGCCCACCATCCCGCTCGATGACTGCTGCCGACCATTGGCGATGCAGAGCGTTCTGATAGACCGCATCTGCCTGCTTTGCGGGCTGGGCCGCCACCCGCGTGTCCAGCATCGCCACGGATGGCTTCAACGTCCTAACCATGCATGCGATGCCGATGACTTGGGGGACAGAAGGGGGGCGCCCCGCCCCGCCCTGTCTCGCTCCCCCGAACGATCCCGGGCGCGGCGTCACCGTGCCGTTCGGGCGAGGCCGGGCGCTGCCCTATGCCTCGGAAACGACGAAGCCCGGCGCGCTGGCCGGGCTTGTCGTATCCATCTCATGCTCCCGCACGGTCGGGTGAATCGCTCACCTGCCGCTCGTCCACCACCCTCGCCATAGTCATCGCTTGGCGATTTGGGCTAGCTCCAGCCGGGCGCTCGTCTCCCGGCCGAAGATGCGCAGAAGCAAGACACAACGGCCGCGGCTGTCAAGTTTGGCGATCTTGGCCAGGAAGCCGGCGAAGGGGCCGTCCACCACGCGAACCTCCTCACCCTTCTGGAATCGCGGGCCTTTCGGCTTCTGCACGACGATCGTCCCGGCGGCTTTCATCGCCTCGACCAAGCCGGCAGGCAGCGGCGCGGGAATACCGAATCGCCCCGAATCGGCCAGCGTCAGGATCCGCGAGACGCCGAAGCAGCGGGCGATGTCGGGCCACCGAGGATCGTCCAGCGAGAAGGTCGCGAAGACGTAGCTGCGGAACGCCGGCCGCTCCACCTTGCGGATCACCCGCCCGTGTTTCGCCTGCACCAGCACCTTCGGCACATAGGTTTCGATGCCGAGCCGGCCGATCGTCCGGCAGGCGAGATCCTCCGAACCCGGCATGGTCGCGACCACATACCAGTTCCAGTCGCAGCCCTTCACCCACCGCGCCGGCGCCCAACTCTCGTCCATCCCGCCCTCGCTCATAGCCCGCTGACCCGCGCAAACTCGTCATGGCTCTCGGCCAGCACATCGCGCCCGCTCCCCGCCGCAGCCGCCATCCGCGGCGGCCATAGCGAGGGCATGTGGCGGCCGACGCCGGCCTCGTGTTTCGACGGAAAGCCGACCATCCGCCGGCCCTCGCGGGCCTCGTGCCGGGCCCAGGCCTCCCATTCGGCAGAGCCCTCCCGCACCCAGAACACCGCCATGGCGCTGCCGTCCCGGCGGCCAGCCCGCACATGGTCCAGCGCCTGCCAGGCCTTGTCGCGCAGATAGGCCTTGGCCGTGCCGAAGCGCTTGCCCTCCCGCCGCATCTGCGCCCGCCAGTCGGCGAGCCGCGCCACGGCCTGCCGCCGGTCCTCGGCCGAAAGTTTCGCCCATGTCCGCCGCACGACCTCCGGCAGGTCGCCCGCCGTCTTCGGCTCCCAGCCGGCGAGGAAGGCATCCGCTCCGGCCGTGTCGGGGCTCCAGCCGTCCGGCTGCCAGCTCGCTGGCCCCTTGCCCGAAGGCACCACCGCTAGGGGCTGTCCCGCTGATGGCACCGCCTCCCGCGTCGCACGCGAGGGGGGCAAGGGGGATAGAGGTTCACTTCCAGGTTCATCTATAGAGGTGGGGGTGGATTCACCCCCACCCTGGGGGTCCGCCACACCCCTACCCCCTACTTTCGTAGGGTGGGGGTGATTTGGACCCCACCCCCCCACATCTTGTGTCTCGGCCTCGGCGTCCTCCGCCTCGTCCGGGGCGCCCGGCAGGGGCGGCGTCCAGCCCAGTTCCTCAGCCCTTGCGCGGGCCGCGTCGTCGTGCAGCACGATGAGCAGGGAGGTGTCGTGGCTGCCGTCCGGCTTCAGCCGGCGCACCCTGGCGATGAGGCCGAGCTGCTCCAGCTGGCGCAGCGCCCCCTTCACCCAGTCCAGCGAATTGCCATGGTCTTCCGCAAGTTTTCGCGGGCGGATGAAAGTATAGCCTGTGTCCTCGTTCTGCCGGTCGGCGACGCAGACCAGCAGCCAGCGCAGCGGCGCGGGAAGCTCCCGGCCCATGCGCCGCCCGGTCTCCATCGCCCAGCCGACCGCCTTGAAGCTCATGCCCCGGCGCCTTCCCGCTGGTCATCCTGCGAGCGGCCGTTCGTCGCCTCGAAATGCGCCATCATGATCGCCCGGCGCTCCGCCGGCGTCAGGGCCAGCATGGCCTCGACATCTGCGAGCCCTGCCGCCTTCAGGGCCGCCATGGCCCGCCGCTTGCCGTGCAGAACCGTCGTGTGGTCGCGGTTGCCCATCAGCCGGCCGATCAGCGGCAGCGAAAGGCCGTAATGCACCGCGCCGAGCCAGTAGAGCTCGTCGCGCGCCACCACCATGGCCCGGGCCCGGAAAGGCCCGCAGAGCTGCGCAACGCTGATGCCGACCTCCCGCGCCGTCTGGCGCAGCTGCAGGGTGAAGCGGGGGGCTGCCAACTCGGCAGGCTTGGCCCCGGCGTGCACCTCGGCCGCCACGGCCCGCTCCTCGAGCGTGTCGAGTTCTCCCCGCAGCGCGTCCAGCTGTCGGCGGATCGCCAGCGCCCGGGCGCGCATCTCAGCCGCCGCGTCACGCCGAAAGGGACTTCCACCAAGTCGCGTCATCATCGCCTCCACGCATAGACACGGGTTGCAGAAGCGCCGAGGCGGCCGGGCATCAGCCCCTCCGCCATCAGCACGCGCTCCACGGCACCCACATCGGCCGTCCCGTCGGGCCGCATCCAGTCGGGCGGCCCGCCGCCCTCCCGCCGCCCCGCCATGTGCAGGGCGCGCAGGCCAGCCTTCGCCGCCGCCGTGTCGAGGAAGCCCGCCACCCGCACCCAGCCGGGCGAGCCGATCGCCGGCCCCATCCATTTCCGCAGCACCGGCACGAGGCCCGGCGCCCCGGCCTCGGGCGTCGGCACGATCGCCCAGGAGGCGTAGATCTGCCCGCCGGTGACCCTTTGCCGGTCGACGGTCAGGAGCCCGGCCGTGAAGTGTTCCGGCGGTCGGAACGGGTGAATGGTGAAGCGCCGGCCATAGGCATGCTCGGCGGCAGCTTGAGCCATCTCCGCCGAGGCCGGCACGAAGCCATCGGGGTCGGCGAGGCAGGCGGCCAGCCAGCGCGCGGCGTCGAAGTGACCGTGTTCAAAAGTGGCTTTCATGGGCTCGGCCCGCCCGCGCAAGCCGAGGGCGGGCCTTCGCCGCAGCCGCCCGCTGACGCCTGATCAGGGGCAACGACGCGGAACGCGATCGCCACCACCCAGGGGTTGGCCTCCCAAGAGCCAGGGCCGTTGATGTGGTCCCAGAGATCGCGGAACTCTTCCTGCGGCGACGGATCCCACTCATCAGGAAATTCAGGATTAGGGCCGAGGCGGCCCCGGCATCCTTCGGCGACAGCTTCCGCTTCGCTGATGCTCTGCAACCGCTCGACCTTGACGCTGGTGACGTCGAGGCTGATGCGCGAAAACTCGCGCGGCATGTGGATCGACGGCCAGTATTTCGCGCCAGCGACCGGTCCGTCAGCGTGATAGCGGACGCCGGCCGAGCCAACGAAGCGGGCATCGGCGATCGTCCAGACGCCGTCTCCGGTGTGCGTCCAAGCCTCACGCACCCATAGCCGGTCGCCGACCTTGTGGCGCGGCTCATAGGTCTCGGTGCGAACCGCCCCGCCCCCGACCGCCGCTGCTGAGAACCGGGCATATGCTGCCTGATTTGATGCCGGCGCAGGCACGAAATCGCAAAACACGTCGCCCTCGAAGTAGCCGTCGTCGAACGGTTGTGGCTTCAGCACACGCCGCGTCTGCGTCTTCCGCCCGTCGAGGATGGCCCGCACCATGGGGCCGGAAAACAGGATCGGTCGCTCCCTCATCCCTCGCCCTCCGCCTCGAAGCCCCACGCGTCCCAGCCTGGCCGCGCCTGCCTCGCGTTCAGCTCGATCTTCGGCAGGGTCGGGAAGTAGTCCTCGATCAGCCGGTGGAAGTTCTCCGGCTTCTCCGAATGCCGCCCCAGCGGCGCGGTGATCAGGCTGTCCCACTGGGTGCCGGGCGCCGGGCATGGCGGCGAGCCGCGCGTGCCGAGCAGCAGCAGCTCGTGCCGGTTCCGGTTCCAGCGGCCGAGGCCGGCCCGGTCCTTCGCCCAGCAGAACTGCGAGCGATAGGTGAAGCCCCAGCGCGCCATCACCTGCAGCGCCTCGGGCAGCATGGGCACGGTCGCCCACAGGAACAGCACGCTGTCCTCGGCCGCGATGCTGGCGACGTCCCGCCGGCAGATCGTCTCGAGGTCGCTGGTCGGGTAGTGGTTCTCCGGCGACCGATCCATGCCGGTCTCGTCGCTCCAGTTTTCGAAGCGCCATTCCGGGTCGGCATAGATCACGCCATAGCGCCGCTCCGGCAGGGCCCGCTGCTTCGCGCCGAGGCGGGCTTCCTTCTCCGTCCTCAGGGCCTTCTTGCGGGCGGTGTTCTCGTCGCGGAAGCGCTTGGCCGCGGCGAGGATCTCCGCCTTGCCCCGCGCCACGATGATGGCCTGCTCGGAGAGCGGCAGCGACGCCAGCGCGGCAGCGGCCGAGACGGAGACGTCGCCGGCCTCGACCGCCGAGGCGAGCCCCTCCACCCCGTCCTCACGCACCACGCGTGCCCGCTCGATCGACGCCACGCCGACGTTGAGAAGCTCGGCCGCCCGCCCGGCAGAAATTCCCTCAATTGAGGGATTATTGCCCGGCCGGCCCCGCGTCATCGTTGCCAGCTTCGCCGCCACCATGGCCCTCTGGCTCTCGCTCAGGTGCCGCCTGTGAAGGTTGCGAGAGAGCACGAAGTCCAGCGGGTCGCGCCCGGCGAAGATCTGTGGCGCTGAAGGCCCGGTGAAGGAGACGAAGTGCGGCTCCACCTCGGCCATCAGGCAGGCGCGGTAGCGGTTGCGCCCATCGAGAATGGCGCCGTCGAGCAGCACGATCTCCTCATGCAGCCCGTGCCGGCGAATGTCCTCCACCAGCGCGTCGAAGGCCTCGCCCTCGATCGCCGGGAACAGCTCCGCCAGCGGGTGGATCGGCAGCATGGCGACAGTCACCAGTCGCCCCCGTCGTTGCGGATGTCGATAGTGGTGAGACATGCGGCGGGGTCTGCGGCGCCACCAGAGACACGCAGTCGGTCGCCGTCAGGCCCACACTGCATGACGCAAAGCGACCCACCGGCCGAGAAAAGCCAAAGCGTCTTCGGCCACCGCTTGGCGAGACGTTTCAGCGCCGCTATGGCCCTCCGCTCTTCCGGCGTCGGCTCCGCTACAGAAAGTTGCCGACCCGTCATCGCCGCACCGCCAGCGCCTCGCGAACTGCCTTCACCGGCAGCCCAACCATGTCGGCGATCTCGTCCATCGAATTGTCGATGGACTTCAGCGTCCGCATGTATTTCAGGGTCGCGGCGCTGATCAGCGGCTCCGAAGGTGCCGCAGCGGGCGCGGCAGGCGACGGGGACGGCGCGGGCGGGTCCACCACCCGTTCGCCACCATGAGCCGAATGCGGCGGATGATCACCGAGTTCCTCGGCGACAGGAAAGCCTTCTTCGGATGCATCCGGGACCTCTCGCGAGCCCGGATCACCCGCCGTTGCACGATCCACCGGCAGGGGAGTGGGAGTGCCCTCGACATGTGTTTCCTCCTGCTTCAGCTCGTCGACAGAGCGCGGGTCCTCAGCCATGCCCCCCCCCATGGCCTCGGCGGCCACCCGGGAGGCGATGGCGATGACGGCCATCGGCAGGCTGTGATGCGCCGGGTTGTCGGGATCTCGCGGGCCGCCTTCGTCCAGGCTCGCGTGCCGGATGCCCGTCACCCTCAGCCCCTCCGGCAGCGGGCTGCCCAGTGGGCCCGGCTCGTCCATCGCCGCCACGGCCGCATCCAGGTCCCGGTCGCCGGTCGGCTTGCAGCGCGCCGAATAGGCCGCCTCGAACAGCAGCTGCGCCTGCACGTTCGGCGTCCGCGAGGCGGCCCGGGCCATGTCGACGAGCCCGGCATAGACCCGCTCGTTGACGGTGATGGTGATGCCCCGCGTCTCGGGGCCGGCATTGAAGCGCGGCGGCGCCGTCATGGCATGAACCTCCAGAGGGGTTGAGACGCCCCGCTGCCCTCAGGCGGCGAGCAACGCGAAGACCAGCGCGGCAAGCGCGCCGACGACGAAGACGGTGATGACGAAGCCGGGGCTCAGAACCCCGTCGGGCGGGTCGCGCGGCTCGCGGTACTGGGGGCCGGTCATGCGCCGCCCTCCCCTTCCGCTTGCCGCACCCAGCCGGGCGCGGGATCCAGCACCGCCGCGAGAAAGGCCGGCCCGAACACCGCGACGAGGCGCAGCATGTGCCCGCCGGACAGCTCCGAAGGCCCGTTCCAGGCCATGGCGTTGCGGATCGTGCCCTCCGGAATCCCGGTCAGCGCCGCCACCCGCAGGTGCGGCTTCTGCCCCTTGAACTCGGCGCGCAGGAAGTTGCGCACGGCGCCCGGCTTCACCCGGCCCGTAAATCGCGCGGCATCGAATCGGGAGCCGGGCGCCGCGCCCTCCGTCGCCGGCAACGCGGATCCGGCAGCGACGGCCGGGGCAGTCTCAGGTCCATCGCCACCCACCGGAGCCTTCACCATGATCGCGTCTCGCCGTCGCCCCGCCTCCATCGCCGCCAGCGTCCCGGCGAAGCTCGCCACGCCCTGGAGGGCCATGGCCGCCGCATTGCTCGCGACCACGCCGAGGCCCTGCCGCGGGCCGTCGCTTAAGCGGAAGCTGTTGAAATACTCGCGCTTGCCGGGTTTCGGCTTGTCAGCCTTCGAGCGCTTCTGGATGTCGCGTTTCCCGCTCACGCCGCCCTCCCTGAAAAAACGGCCGGCGCGTCATCGGTCGCGCCGGCCGAAGGGCCCGCCGCAGGCTGCATGTCGGTCTCGGGGGCGGCGGGAAGGGGTTCGGCATCCAGCAGGTCCAGAAGCCGCGAGATCGGGCCGGACTCAGGCTGGCCGGCCTCGAGCCGCGTCACCGTCGGCTGCGAAACGCCGAGGTAGTCGGCCATCCGGTGTTGCGGCCAGTTCCGGGCCTGCCGCAGGCGCTGGGTCCGTGTCATGGGAGGATTGATACATGATGTATTATTCTGGCGTCAATACACCATGCATCATCCACAGACATACACTGCGTATTATGTCGACGATGCACGAACGCCTCGAGAAGGCACGCAAGCTGAAATACCGGGCGAGGACGGATGCCGCCCGGGCGATCGGCGTGCCGGTGTCCACCTATGTTTCGAATGAAAACGGCACACGCGCCTTCGGGCGTGAGCGCGCCGTCCAGTATGCCCGCCACCTGGGCGTCTCCGTCGATTGGCTGCTGTCCGGGCGGGGCGAAATGCAGCCGGCGAACACCGGCGTCTCGCTCGATGTTCCCCTCGTCTCCTGGGTGAGCGCCGGCCCCCTCGTCCTCGCCGACGCGGTCGAGGAATATGCCGACGCCACACGGGTCGTCGGCCCGGATCTCGACGCGGGTGGCGACTGGATCGCCCTTGAGGTCGATGGCGATTCCATGAACAAGATCTCGCCGCCAGGCTCCATCATCTTCGTCAACCGCAAGGATCGACGTCTCGTCCCCAACGCCTGCTACGTCATCGCCGACGAGAATGGCGCGGCCACGTACAAGAGATGGCGGCCTGACAGTGGATGGGGGCCGGTTTCGACCAATGATGGTCACAGCCCACTGCGCCTAAGACAGGGCGCCGAGCCAATCATCATCGGCCGCGTCCGCCTTTCCCTGCTTCGCATGTGACAGCACTTGGCAGCAGCCACAGGCCCTACGGACCTTCTCGCCGAATCGGCTTTGACTCACCCTCATGGTTGCGGAAAGATCGAACCGCAACGCGCAGGAAGGCCTGCCAATGACGGAAAGCCGCAGCATCTCACTTCGCCTGATTCCGACCGGCGCCGCCCTCACAGGCGGCAAGACGGCACAGGTGCTGTCGATCACCTTCGCCGCCATCTCTCTCCTTTGCGTTGCCATGACGGAGGCCTACTGGAATCAGGTTCCGGGCAACGTCGGCATAGGGACCTCCGGCTACGTTCTGGTGCTTTACACTCGGGCACTGACCTTTGCCGTCCTTTCAGCGGCCTGCGCTGCCCTGGCCATCTATCAGAAGAACCGCGACACTCTCATCGCGACATGGTCCGCGGCCGACACGCCCCCTCCGGACGATCAGCCAGTAGACCCAAGCGCCACGAGTTCAAGCCGCGCTCGCCCAGGACCCTTCCAGCGCCGACATGGATGATTCGCGCTGATGCATGGCGCATCATTTCATCTGCTTTTATTTAATACACTACGTATTGACAATACACTGTGTATTAAAATAGCCTCCCGGTCACCGTTGACCACAGGAGGCCGTCATGTGCCTGCAAGCCTATCTCTCCCCCTCCGACCACAGGCTGCCCGAGGGCTGGCCGAACCCCCGCGCCTTCATGGCCGACCCGGCCGCCGTCGCCGCCCGCATGGACGAGGACGGCCGCCGCATCGCCGCCGAAAAGGGCGACTGCACCGAGGGCGACCTCACCCGCCTCGGCTGGCGGCTGGAACAGGTGAAGGCACACCAGCTGCGCACTCTAGTCGCATGGGATCGGCTGGACGCCGAGGTGGGGGCCTTGCTGCAGCAGCTCGCCGAAATCCGCGAAGACCACGCGCCGGTCGAAGCCAGTGACATCGACCTCGTCGATTGCGCTCCCGCCTGCCTTGCCCCCGACGTCCGCGAGCCGGACCTTACCGACATGGACATCGCCTTCGGCGTCGAGAGGGCGGCGTGATGGCGGTGATCGACGAGATCGCGGCCGAGCGCGACCGACAGTTCGCCAAGGGCTGGACGCCTGACCACGATGACCAGCACACCGCCGGCGAGATCATCGACGCACCGGATTGGGGCGCCGTCGCACGTCTGGATGTCGCGACGTCCATCGCGACGCCACACGAGCGGCGGAGGCTCCTGGTTCAGGCCGCTGCCCTGATCGTCGCCGAGATCGAGCGGCTGGATCGGGCCACCGCCGTGGCGGGGTCCACCCCATGACCGCCGCCCCCGTCGCCTGCCTGCAGGGTGAGCTGGAATCGGCCCTGCTCGCCGAGGTGCAGCCCTGGATCAACGCCTATGCCGCGGCCCGCCCCGGCGCCACGGCCACCGACCTGCTGAACGACCTCGCCCTCGTTCTCGTGGCCGTCCAGACCGCCGTGGCGAAGGCCCAGGCCAGCACCGGCAAGGCCGCGCCCGTCGCCGATGTCGTGGTGCTCATGGAGGTGGCCTGGCCGCCCCTCCTGCGCGCCACCCGCCTCACCATGGAACAGCTGAACCGGAGCGCCGCCGGATGACGACCCGCGAACCCCTGCCTCAGCGCCGGCCGGCCTCCACCATCAGCCTCTTCATCGGCAACGACACCTATGCCGTCACCGCCGGCTTCTATCCGGACGGCCGTGTCGGAGAGGTCTTCGTCACCGCGCCGAAGGTCGGCACCGATCTGGAGGCAATCCTCCGCGACGGAGCCATCCTTCTCTCCTTCGCCCTGCAGCACGGCGCGAGCCTCGACGAGCTCGTCCACGCCATGACCCGCAACGGCGCCGGCGACGTCGCCAGCATCCTCGGCCGGCTTGCCGAGGCGGTGAAGGAGAACCTCGCCGAAGAGTTCCTGCGCCTCGCCCGCGCCCTCTGAGCCCTGTCCCTTTCTCAACCCGGAGCCCTCGCCATGGCCCAGCCGTCCTTCACCCTGCCGCTCGACCGCCTGCACTTCGGCCATGAGGCGACGCCGCCGATCAATGCCCGCCGCACGGATCGCGACAGCGAGATCGAGGCCCTCGCCGCCTCCATCCTCGCCCATGGCCAGATCCAGCCGCTCTCCGTGGCGCAGATCGAGGGGCGCTGGTTCGTGGCCGATGGCAACCGCCGCCTGGCCGCCCTGCGTCACCTCGCCGAGGCCGGTAGCTTTCCCGCGGACGGCGACGTCGCCTGCACCGAGATCGACGGCGACGCCGAGGAGATCTCGCTCGCGGCCAACATCATGCGCGAACCCCTGCACGAGGCGGACAGGCTGGAGACCTTCCGCGACCTCGCCGACCGCGGCATGAGCGAGGCCGCCATCGGCGCCCGCTTCGGCATTCCCGCAGCCCGCGTCCGCAAGGTCCTCGCCCTCGGCCGCCTGTCGCCGGTCATCCTCGCCGCCTGGCGGGAAGGCCGGTTCGGCGATCAGGCCGTCGCCGTCGTCCGCGCCTTCACCCTCGCCCGCAATCACGCCCACCAGGAGGAGGTCTTCGCCCGGCTCGAGAAGCAGGGCCATCTCTACGCCCACGGCATTCGCCAGGCCCTCGGCGCCGGCGGCCAGCGCGCCGGGCAGCTGCTCGCCTTCATCGGCCGCGAGGCTTACCGCGACGCCGGCGGCGCCGTCACCGAGGATCTCTTCGGTGACAATCACGTGCTCTCCGATGTCGCCCTCGCCGAGCAGCTTGCCGGTGCGAAACTCCAGGAGGCCTGCGGGACCCTGCTCGCCGAGGGCTGGAAGTGGGCCCTGCCCGCCGCCGACCTCGCCGCCGGCTGGAACTACAGCTGGCAGCGGCTGCAGGCCGACAGCGCCCGCGCCAACCCCCACGAGAACAAGCGCCTGAAGGCCCTCCGCGCCGTGGCGGAGGACGAGACCGCCGGCGAGGTCGAGCGACTCGAGGCAGAAGTCGAGATCAAGGCGATCGAGGAGAAGGTCGCCGCCCGTGGCTGGTCCGCCGAGCAGAAGGCCGAGGCCGGCTGCGCCGTCGACATCGGGCCGAAGGGCGGCCTCTCCGTCATCCGTGGCCTGGTCAACCCGGCCGATGCGCGCAAGTCCGAGAAGGCGAAGGCCGCCGCCGACACGGGCGGTGAGGCGGCGCCGAAGGAGGCGGCCATCTCTGCCGCCCTCGTCCATCGGCTCTCCGTCCAGGCGACGCTGGCCGTGCGCGAGACGCTGGCGGAGGCGCCGGCACTCGGCCTGGTCACCCTTCTCGCCGGCTTCCTCACCGTCGATTTCTTCAACCAGCCGATCCGCGTGAAGCACGAGGGCTACGGCCGCACCCCGATCCGCGACGGCGACAGCTTCAAGGATGTGTTCCACCGGCTGGACGCCATGACAGGCGACGATCTGCTGCATGTCGCCGCCGGCATCGCAGCCGGGGCGCTGGATCTCACCACCCACAATCCGCTGGCCAAGCCGATGCGCGGCGCCAACGGGGTCCTCGCCGCGGCACTCGACCCGGACAGGCTTCACGCCGCCCTCGCCGGCCGGTTCGATGCCCAGGACTACTTCTCCTCCGTGCCGAAGGCCCTCGCCATCAAGGCGATCGCCGAGGCGATGAACGAGGACGAGGCGCGCAAGGCCGGCAAGCTCGGCAAGGCGGACCTCGTGGCCTTCGCGGTCGAGAACGTGCCCCACACCGGATGGCTGCCGCAGGAGCTCCGGGCGGCGACCTACACCGGCCCGGGCGCGGCGCCGCTGGCGGCCGAGCCCCCGGCACCGGCCCGCGACGATGACGACGACGGAGACGGCTTCGAGGAGGATCTCCCGGACTGCCACGATCCGGAAGGCCGCGACGACGTCATGGAGTTCGACGACGAGCGAGACGCCGCGTGATGCCCGGCCGGCCGCCTCCCGGCCACGGCTTGCAGCCCAAGGGCCGGCTCTGGTTCGCGGCCGGCCTCGCCGCCTTCCTTGTCTACTGGGGCGCGGCCTTCGCCGCGCTCTTCCTCGGCTGGATCTGAAGCCATGAGCCGCGAGCTGCGCCCAGACCCGCTGTCCTACCCCCCGCGCGGCATGAGCCGCGACGAGGCGGCGCGCTATGTCGGCGTCAGCGCCACCAAGTTCGACGACCTGGTGGCCGCCGGCCGCATGCCCCAGCCAAAGCGCATCGACGGCCGCGTGGTCTGGGACCGGTTGCGCCTGGATGCTGCCTTTTCCGAGCTGGACGAGCGCGTCAACGTGATCGACGCCTTGAAGGGCCGCGGCCGGGCTGCTTGAGTGGAGGCCGAGGAACACGCCCCATGGCCGCCCCCCGCCCCTATCTCTCGTCCTTCACCGATCGCCATGGCGTCCTGCGCTGGCGCTTCCGCCGCGCCGGCAAGTCTGTCTATCTCGCCGGGCAGCCGGGCGAGCCGGCTTTCGAGGCCGAGTATGAGGGTCTGCTCGCCGGTGTCGCGCCCAAGCGCGCCGAGGTTCGCCCCCTGCCCGGCGCCACCGTGCCGCGCTCGTTCCGCGCCGCATGGCGAATCGCCCAGAAGGATCCGGCCTGGAAGCGCAACACGCCGGCGACGCGGGCGCGCCATGACGCCATCGTCGAGGCCTTCCTCACCTCCCCCGTCGCCGCCGGCAGCGACATGGTCTGGGCCGACGTACCGGTCGCGGATCTCCGCCGGCGCCATGTGAAGGAGATCCTGTCGGAGCGCGTCGACACGCCCCATGCCGCCCGCCACTTGCTCACCCGGATCCGGCAGATGATCGTCGCCGCCATGGACGAGGAGTGGATCGAGCACGACCCGACGCACAAGATCTCCTGGCGGCCGGACTACAAGGGCTGGCGCGCCTGGACCGACGAGGAGCGCGCCGCTTTCGAGGCCAAGTGGCCGATCGGAACCACGGCGCGGCTCGTCTATGCGCTGGCCATCTGGCAGGGCCATCGCCGCAGCGACATCGCGGCCCTGAAGCCCGAGGACATCGCCGGCGATCTCGTCCGCCTGAAACAGAAGAAGACCGGCAAGGTCATCGCCCTGCCGGTCCTCTCGATGCTGAAGGAAATCTTCGACGCCACCGACATGAAGGGGCCGACGGTGCTGCTGACCGCCTATGGCAAGCCCTTCTCGGCGAAGTCGCTCACCGGCCACATGGCGCTCTGGACGCGCAAGGCCGGCCTGCCCCCGGGCTGCACCATCCACGGCCTCCGGAAGACCCTCGGCAAGCTCATGGCCGAGGGTGGCGCCTCCACCCGCGAGCTGATGGACGTCCTCGGCCACGACGACATCACCCACGCCGAGCTCTATTCCCGCGAAGCGGAACAGGTCCGCATGGCCCGCCAGGGGCTGGATGCGGTGCTGCGAGTCGTGAAGGGCGGGAAGAAAGCTTAGCGGATCAATGTTCCGGAAGGTCGATCGCCTTGCCGTAATCGGTAGGTGTCTGGTACTCGCCCAACTCTGACGTGAACTTTGCCGCGTCGCGAATACGCGCTTCATCAACTGCGATTTGTGCGACCAGGTTCAGCACACTTCGGATTCCGAATACCACCGCTATGACACGTAGCAGGAGGAAGGTGAGCCCGAAGGCGACAGCCGCTCCATAGACCTTAGAGAGATCGAACTGCCGTTCGCCGAGCCCAAATACAGGGACGGACCATTCTGCCGCCTTGCCCACGATAACGACCGCACACAATGCCAGCCCATAGATGAAAACACCGCCGAACACAGCGACCTGCTGGGCCAAAGCCGCGTGAAGCGACACGAGGCGCTGGACAGAGAACGCACCCGACCTCAACGCAGTCGCGGACAGGACCATGGCGGGAAGGAGGGCCGCTAACACGAACCCCAGGATCGTCACGATCTCCGACGCGGAAGAGGCAAAGAAAGTAGGCTTCGCAAACCACGCGAACGCAGCCGCGCTCGCCACCGCAAGCCATGTTTCCCAACCGCGAATCTTCATTCCATGTGCCCTGCTTCCCGATATCGAGCGGCTGCACGTTCCAAGGCCGCCCACGCATCCCGGCGATCTAAAATGTTCCCCTTGCGTTCTATATGCTCCTGAATGCTCAGCCGCTCAAGGACGCCCCTATTTTTTCGCGCGCCATCGCCGTTGATGATTAGGTCGTCGTCGTCAACGTTCCGCAGCAATGCGAGGGCATCCGTTCCGTCCAAATCCATCCGCTTTCGTCCGGCTTTGAGGGTCACTTCCAGCTTGATCTGAACGGAAGCCTGCTTGTCGGCGATGATCCGCTCCAACACAGCAGTGTCGAAATGAGCCGCCTTCAGGATCCCCAGCACATCGGTGGTCTCACCCTCCTCTTGGCTGAATGCCTGAGTCGCGTGAAAAAGCCCGGCATTGGTGGGAGGAGGCTTCAGACTTATGAGGTTCACCGACTTGAGCTCCGCCCCATCGCCTGCAAGAAACACCTGAGGAACAAGTTGGATCCGACTGTCTTTGACAGACACCCGCGCTTGCGTGAAGATTACCCAACGCAGATAGCGCTCCAAAGCGGAAGCGCCGAGATCTTGTTCCACTATGAGAACGTGGTCATCCCGGAGCATAAAGAAGGCCATACCACGCAGAAACTCCGCGTTATTAGGTTTGTTAGCTTCTCTTATTTCCAATTCAGCTTGCGGCTCGGCGCCCTGCATCAACAGTGGAATATTGGTATCGGGATTATAGCGCACCAGTTCCCCGAAAATCGCTCCGGTTTTGGTCACCAAGTGGCCGTTGAGAAGAATGGTGCTCCCGTCACCATCCCGATAGGCGCGAAGGCGAACATCACTTGTAAGCGAAACGCCCTCTATAAGGGCATATAGGGCGGTCTTAGTGACCCCCGCCAATGAATCCTCGAAAGGCGGATCGCTCAAACGGTAGTAGCGCCGGTAATTGACCTTCACAGGCCTTGCTGCCATTTCCCACCCCTTTTCCGGGAGGATTCCGCAATTGCGAGCAAAAGTCGAATCCGCCGAAAATCTGCGAGGTCATGACCTCAGCCGATTTCGCAACCGCTTGGAGCTCAAATCGAGGGCCGCACCGGCGAAAGCTGCCCCTAAACCGGCGTCGAAGGCGATTTTCCGCAGGAAATGGAAGAATGCGGTCTAACCGGGAGTCTACCCGGCTGGCTAACCGCCATCGTAAGTGATTGGAATTAAGCGCTTTTGGCGCTCCCTAGGGGACTCGAACCCCTGTTTTCGCCGTGAGAGGGCGACGTCCTAGACCGCTAGACGAAGGGAGCGGACCGCCACTGTCGCGGCGGAGCGCGCTTCATAATCGCAAACGCTCCGG